TTAACCCAACCAAATAAAGACCCTATTATAAAGTTTTGAAATCCTCTTGTACTGAGTTTTTGCTGTTCTTCACCTTCACCAATCACCAATTCATTGATTATATTTATTGCTTTTTCAGCAAGTTCCTTATTAAATTTATAATCAAAATTCTTTTTCTTCAAATCTTGCAAATGCCTTTCACATGCTAGGTATTCCTTTCTTCCTGCTATCTTTTTACCTTTTACAACCAATTTTGCATATTCTGTTGTCCTATCCATTTTTAGCACCTTATAAATATTTTAAATATTTGTTAGTGCTGCTCTCTTCTTTTTTCGGCACTATCAGTTTTAATCTGTCTGTTGTTGCAAGTCCAAGTTTAGTAGAGCATTGCATTATTTGCTTCACATATTTTTCCTGTGCAGAAAGTAAAGGATGCACTACATGAAATTTATCGTTAGCAGTTTTCCTGATACCTAAATATCCAGTTTTTTGAATTTTTTCAGTTATATCTACATAGCAATCATAAGCATTGCAATACATTGCCAATATTCCTAGATCTAAATTGTCAAGTAACTCAACATGCCCTGCTTCTTCGACAACTCTATTAAATTCTTTTTTTCCATTTTCACTCAACCAACTAGGAGGCTCTGCAAGATGTTCACGTCCTACTTTTATTTTTTTCTCCTGTTCCAGTCTAGTTTTTATCTTTTCTTTTCCTATTTTTCCTTTACTTATACTTACCACTTTTCGAGGCCTTCCTGCCATTTCTTCCACCTCCTATTGATTGAATTTTCATTTTTGGCATTTTCTCCTGAGAATGGGGGGGATGCGGTCTTGGGCAAAAATCGAAAAACTTTTTTTGCCGCCCCTCATTAAATTTTTTTAATTTTTAATAAATAATCAAATAATTTTGTTTGCAGAGCTTTCTTTTCTTCTTTTGAACGGGCATAGACACTATGAATAAAGTTATGTGTCTTATGACTAACATAGATAAGATTGCCAATGTCAAACTTCTTCCCAGCATCATCTTCAACTGGGACAATGTGGTGACTCAGTTCTCCTTTAACTATTTTGTTATTCTCATAGAGTTCGTAAATATCTAAGCCATTGCATTTGCTTTTGCATAATGTCGTTAGCTTCCCCCATTCCTTTGAATGATAGAACTGCTTAGACTTTTCATCTCTGATAAACCTGTCATATTCCCTATGCCTGTTACTATTGCAGCTACATCTTTCGCCCTGCTTTAATTTCCTATTACATTTTATGCATACAGTCTTTAGCATGTCATTTCCTTTCAAATAAAAAAGACAGTCTCTAAACTGTCTTAGATAGTCAGGTGTATAGTTTGCAAAACCCACCTCGACAAAGCTATCTCAAATCCTAAAATCTTATTCTAACATATTATAGCATATTAAAAATTATATACAAGGACAAAAAAGTGACAATTTTTAATTTAATATATTTTTTAATACATCATCTGAAAAAATGATAAGTTGTAATTGTCTGATCATTTTGTTTTTATATCTCTTTGCCGTTCTTTCGCTTATATTCAACTTTTCTGCTATATATTCAAAAGTCAACTCTTCAAAATATTTCATTACTATTATGTCATAGTGTTTATTATTTTTGATTGTCTCCAAGGCCCTTTCAACCATATTTACAACATTTTCTATTCTTACTATTTCCTTCTGCAGTTTTTCTATCCTATTTTCAACTTTTTCTAGCTCAGACAAATATACTTTACTGGATTGCACATTAACTCCAGTTTCTCTTTTCTGAATTGATATGCCTTCTTTTTTCAAATCTTCAATAAGCATATTTTTAGAATCAATAGCTCCTTTTAATAATGATAGTTCTGATAGCAACTTCTCTGTCTTCTGGAACGGTGTCAGTTGCTTTTCTGTCTTTATCTCTTTATCATTTCTTATTTTTTCTAATATCTTATCTGCTATTCTGTCTATATCTTTTTCGTTCATTTAACTTCCTTTCTCTTTATCTTAGCTTTTCTAACTTTTTTAAATTTGACTTTTGAAAAAAAGTTTTTATTCCCATCGCAAAAAGCAAATTCGTCTTCGTTCAGATCCTCACCAGTTTCTAATTTCTTTTTGATTCGTTCCGCTCTTATTTCCTGTTCTTCAATCATAATAATTCCTCCTTTTTAAAACAATTATTTTTTCTACAAAAATTGTTTTAAGTTTGGAGGAAAGTAATCAGGCCCTTTCATTACTTTTCCATCCAATCTTCTTAAAATTGTTCCATCCTTATTTCTTTTACTCATGTTACTTCTATGAACTTCACTAAATGCTTCAAAGAACACTTCTCCAAATTCATTTTCTTTTACAAGTTTATATATCATATTTACTTTTTCATCTAAACGATATTCAAGTAATTTTTTCAAATTTGCCTTACTTGTCATTTCTTCAAGCAACGTTCCTAATCTAACATACATCATATCGCACACCGCATCTAACTTTTCAATTTTATCCTTAGCAGTTTTATATTCTGTATATTCTTCTTTAAAAAGCTTTTCCCGCTCTTCTTTTCTGTCTTTTGTCATTTGTTTTCCCTTATGTAGATATCCTGTATCTTCAATTTGTCTATAAAATTCTTCCACCATTTCAATCATTTTTTCTATTTTGCTTTCCATAATTATTTCCTTTCTCCGTTGATTCAAAATTTTCATAAATATTTCCTATTACCTCTATCTGTTTAGCAGTATTTCTGTATAGAGGATATTCATTTCCATCTCGGTCTATTATTCCAAAACTCGCTTGATGATTTAAAAACACTACTTTTCCAGTTTCCCTCTTTCTTCCATCCCTAAAATATATTAATTTTATTATATCACCTTCGTAAATTTCTTTTTGTTTTTTGTCCTTTAACCCTGTAAACTGATTAATAGATACAACGTTAAAATCATTTACATTTAATAAATTGAGATTAAAATTTTTTACCCATCGCTTAGATTTTTTATCCCAAATTCTAAACTTTATTTCTCTATCCATTCTGTCATTCCTCTATTCTACTAAATAAATTTATAAATATTATTTTATCTGTATCTCATTAAATAAATCGTTTCCAATTCTTTTTTTTGCAATTTGTATATATTCCTGATTTAATTCTATCCCTATTCCACTTCTATTTAATTGTTTAGCTACTTTTAAAGTTGTTCCACTTCCTAAAAACGGGTCTAATACAATCCCACTTTCAGGACATCCTGCAAGAATACATCTTCTAACAAGTTTTTCTGGAGAAGTTGCAAAATGTGCTTCCGAAATTCCTTTTGTTGCTATTTTCCAAACCGTTCTCATATTTCTTCCTTTTTCATTATATGCTACTTTCCAAGGCTTATTTACTTCACGCATTCCTGTTCTGTTTTCTCCAGCTCCAAGCATTTTCTTTTTTCCAGTAGGCATTATTCCGTCTTTAAATGCTGTTAAAGTTTTTTCTGCAAATGCTTCATATTGTTTTTCAAAAAAATATTTCTCGTTTTTAGTAAAAAAATATATTTTTTCAAAGTCGTTAGTAAATCTATCTTGCACAGCTTCAGGAACCACATTTGGCTTATGCCAAATGATTTCATTTCTCAAAATCCATCCCATTTCAATCATTGCTATTGCAAATCTTTCAGGAATCATCATTTTTGATTTTCTTCTTATATCTGTTTTTTTTCTTATTTTTGCTGTTTGTTTATCAATATAATAATTTTTATTATTGCTTCCAGATATAAATTTAGAATTTACATTTGAATAAGTATCTCCCATATTTATGAATACCGTTCCTGTTTCTTTTAATACTCTCCAGCATTCATTAAAAATTTCTATAAGTTTTTCAATATATTCTTCTACTGTATCTTCTAAACCTAATTGTCCATCAACTCCGTAATCTCTAAGTTGCCAGTAAGGTGGAGATGTCACTATGCAGTCTATGCTTTTATCTTTTAGCAATTTTATTTTTTCAAGTGCATCTCCATGTAATATCTCAATCATAATTCACTCCTCATACCATGTTTCTATTATTTCCAAATTCTCGTATACGTTTCCACGTATATTAATGTAATCTAAATTATTATATAAACTTTGCATATGACTTTCGCCCATCAGTTTATATTCTCCTTCATCGAATATTACAACTTGATATTCTTCGTCATATTCGTTCCAGACTATATCATCTTCGTATATTTCATATCCTTCGCTGTCTTTTAGACCTGTATACTTGTTTATGATATAGTTTTCTTTGTCCGTTTCATATATATCTCCCATTTCGTCAACTATTATAATATCTCCATTTTGAGATAAATAATGCTTGTTTGTGTCTGAATCTTTTATAAAATAGCCACTATTTTTATTCCAAATTCTATACTTCATTTTCTTCCCTCCTATATGTCAAAGTCCATTTTTTTTGCCTTTTTAGAATAATTTAAGTTAAACATATATCCAAGTGTTTTTTTTGAAGTTTTTCAATAATTTTTCTAAATCGTCTACTTCAAACTTTTCAAATTCATTATCTTCTAGTTTTTCTAAAATTATTTCAAAATCCTCTTTTATTTCTTCTATTGTTTTTTCTATTTTTTCTTTTATGTTCATATTTTCCTCCTGAATATTTTTTTCTAAGAAAAACGACTTTTCGTGACTGAACTCTATTTTTC